GCGGATGTAGGGCAGCGGCGGCATGTTCGGGCCGAAGCCAGTCTCGGCACGCACCTGAGCCAGCATGGCTTGCGCGCGGTCTTGTTCACTCTGCGGTACGTCAGGCATAGGTTTTGGGTCCGGCTTTGGGTCAGGGTCAGGTTGTGGAATGGGCGTCTCTAGCGGCAGCGCGTCCAGCTCGGACACGTCGCCCCAGATGAATAGCGCGCGGTTCTCAGACCGCTTGATCATGGCGACGGCGAACTGGTCGCCCTGCCTGGTAAAGCGAATGTCGAAGCAACCGCCAGGCTCTAACACCCTGTGCGGGCCGCTGCCGACTTGCACGATGCACGCGGCCTCGCCTTGGCCGATGGTCACGCCGCCCAGGTGCGTAAACTCCCAGAAGCCCGTCAGGCCCAGCGCCTGCGCCAGCGGTGTGCTGCTGTTGATCGACTCATCGCCGGTCACAATCTGGCCGAGTTCATCGACGTAGCGGAACCCCTGCGAGCCGTCTTCCATCTTCGCCAGATGCAGTTGCCCATCGCGCGTATAGATGACTGGATTGACGCCAAACGTGGCACCCCTGTTGCGCCACTGCACGCCGTCCCACTCCCACGCGATGCCGGACCGCTGGCCCTGTGCAGCAATGCGCACGTCCAGCCGTGGGTACAGCAGCGCCTCGTCTGGCAGCGGCAGTACTCCAGCCTGCGTATGGACTGCGGTCCATGTCGTGGCAACCCATGCCCCGCCGACCCGGCAGTCTGCCCCGATGGCGCCGAGCACCTCATGTCTCAGCATGGTAGAATCGCTGTGGCGGGTGGCCGCTGCGGAACCAACCGCAAGGCGCTCACATGGCTCTGTGGTGGCGTGTCTCCGTTCAAATCGGTCACGCGGCGCTGTTGGGAACCGGCCATCTGCCATCTCATGGCCGTGTGAATTAACGTGGCCGTGTGAGTCATCGCATCAGCCCCGCCATCTGCATCCCCTCGGGACAGTAGAGCGTCACCGTCCAGCCCCCGCTCCAGCGCACCGTGGATGTCACGCGGCATTGCCTGTACAACATGGGCACATTCCACGTCGTCGGCGTGTGCGGCGCCTGCTGTGGCTTGGCGCAGGACAACGTAACCACTACGCAGAACAACGCAATGAGCCGAATCATGCCGCCCGCGCTTTCTGGATGGCCTCCAGCACGCGGTTGACCTTCTTCGAGTACGTCTGCGGATCGCCGCCAGTCCAGCCGCCCTTACCGCCGTTGTACGCCGCGAGCGCTTTCAACACATCCCCGTCCGACCACTCCATCAGGTCCGCGAGAATGGCGCAGCCCATGTCTAAACCTACCGTTGGGATAAACAGATACTCGGGCGCGTCGTAGGTAAACCCGTTGTCGACCGCCGTCGTATACATCACTTGCATCAGCCCGTAGCTGCTCGCCACTCGCCGCGGGTTCTGCTTCTGCCACTCGGGCCGATCCTGCAGATACCGCGCGTAGAAGGCTGGCTCAAACCTGAACGCATCCGTGCGTCCAGCCGATTCGCAGATCACCACGGCTTCCACCAGATTCGGATCCAGCCCATGCTCATGGGCCGCGCCCTGAATCTCGCGACGGTACGGAGTGCTCGTCATTTCTCGACCCTGAATCCGCAGCCGATGACGCGAGCAGCCAACTTGATTAGCAGCATCCCTGCCCAGACACGAATCTTCCACGCACGAACACCCGTCACATTAACCGTGAGGGTCATATCCTTCACCGCGGCTGCAATGGGATAGTTCAGCGCCACTAGTGCTTTCCGTTCACCGCGCGGTCAATCCGTTCGCGCACATACCGCATGTCGTCCTTGATCTCGGAGATGTCCGCCGCATGATCCAGCGCGCGTTGCTCGGCCTTGTCGATGCGGCCTTCCAGGCGTACTAACCAGACCACTCCCACGACAGCCGATCCCGCAATCGCAAACGCCAATCCAGGCTCAATCGTCATCGCTGCCCCTACACAACTTCAAACGTGATCTGCCCGACCACGGTGGTGTTATCACCAGACGTGCTTGACCAGGTAGTGGTGCCAGTGGCGTCCCGATACAGGTATAACTTCGTGTCTGACGCCACCGAGAGCACCATGCCAAACTGTGGCGTCCCGCCGGCATCGACCGTCGAAATGCAGTTGCGCGTGTTGCACGCGGCCGTATACCCGCCCGGTATCGTGATGCGGAGATCCGTAGGCGTGGCGCTGACGTCCGTGTTCTGAATGAAAAAGATCACGGTCATGGTCCTGCCCACGACCGTGTAACTCAGGTGCGTCACGTCGATGGAATCTACCGTCCACGACCCGCTGCTGGCGGTGAAGTCTCCGGCAGAAAATGCCTGATACGTCCAGTGGCCCATCGCGGCGCCGCCGCTGTTGTAGTACTCCAGCGCATGGATCGAATCGAACCGCTTGCCGCTGGCGTTCTCACCTAACTGCACGCCGCGCACGGTCCCGGTGAACGTCGCATTCAGCGCTATGATCAGGTTGGTACCGTCCTGCACAAACCTGAGCGCCGGATAGAGCGTGGACAGGTTGCGCACCATCCACAGGAACTCATACCCGGCCGATCCAGGCGACTGCGCCGGCCGCGCGCCCATCAGCCACTCGTTGTCGCCGTTCGTAAACTTGAGCCCCGTGACCAGGGACGTGCTCGCGCCAAAACTCACCGCGCCCATCTCGACTTGTGCCGTGCTGCTGCCAGACTGCGCCACGACATTCGCCGTCGACATGCCCGCCGCAGACGGAACAATCGTCCCCGTGATGGTCCCGCCGGCTGCTCGCAAGCCGCCGCCGTTCAGCGCATCCCGTGTCAAGTCCAGGGCGGTATCCTTGAACTCTTCCCCGTCCACGCCTTGGATCTGATAGCGCAGCGTCTTGTCCCCGTCCGCCGTCACGTTGACCGACTGGATCAGGAACGACCCGCTCACGGTGCGGTCGGTAAAGGTCAGCGTGATGACATCGCCCGGCATCACGAACCCTTGCCGCGTGGACGTCACAACCGACTTTGGCGTGTCCAGTTCTCGGCGCAGGATCCCGTCTGCGACCTGTGTGGCCGCGCGCACGTCTTGAATCTCTGGCGCCTCATACTGTCCGGTCCAGCGACCCACCGAGGCGATGGATGCGCTGTCCTCTGCCGTGACCGTCTGCGGAAACTGCGCGCTGTAGTCCAGCAGGGCGATCTGCTCAGACGTGCCGGCGCCGACCCTGAAGAGAGCATTGCTCGTGACGTAGTACAGCCAGGTAAACCCAGACGGATACATCTGCCCGCCCGAGCCGGCCACGGTCACATTGACCGGGATGGTAAAGGTGTACTTGCCCGTGACCGTTGCCGTGTAGCCGCCGCTGAGCGATGGCGTGGACCCGGTGTGCGACTGGATGATGATCGTGTGCGTGGTCGTCTCGTCCAGGCCATGCGGATACAGGCAGGTGATCGTTGTCGGGTTCGCGACCGACGAGGACACGATATCCACCAGTGGCGCGAGCGGATAGTTAGTGCTGGCGTTCTCGTTGACGTACCCCGCCGAGACGATGAACTTGTCCACCGACAGCACGGGCGTATAGTCCAAGACCCAGGCATTGGTCGAGCCGTCCAGCGTGATGGTCTGCTGCTTTGGTACAACAGCATCAGACCCATACCGCAGCACGACGTCGTTGACGAACCGCTGCCGCTGGTGCTCCCACGTCACCGCGCCCACGTTCAGGTCATTGGCCGCGGTCAGGCTGTAGGACGCAGCCTTGTCGCCTACCTCGAAGAACTGCAGCTCTGGATCGGGGGTAATCCGGAGCACCCATCCCGTGATCGTTGCGAGATGGTCGAACACGCTGCGCAGGGTCACGCCTTGATAAACTTGCTTCTCGAGGTCCGCGCCCGTCGAGAGCGTGTCGAGAGATACGCCGCGCGAGTTCAGATAGGTAGAGTGCAGATCGGCCACGACCAGATCGGCCGCGATAATCGTCCGCACCGTGCCGCCGCCGCCTGACGTGGTGTTGTTGATCGCGACCGTGAACGTGCTGTGGCTCGTGACCGTGACCGCGTGCGTGCCGTTCACGCCTGCAGTACTACCCACATGATCCGCAATGACCACGCGATCGCCCGTCGTGAGGCCATGCGGTTGGACTGTGGTAATGCTGGTCGGGTTCGCGACTGAACTGTTGGCGATCCCGACAGGATCGGAGCCATACACCTTGTCCACGATCACCGCATCCAGCAGCGCGCCATAGTCGCGACACGTCACGCGGACCAGCGTGCCCTTCGCTGGCGGTGCGACAGGCTCGTCTCTCAGCCCGAAGATCCAGCCGCGGAAGACCGTCGTGGCTCCGTCTGCAATGACGACGGTTTGATTGAGGGATGGCCTGAACGCACTCGATGTCGAGTCTGAATCGGCGCAGTCGAAATCAGCGGTCCAGGTCGAGCGGTACCCCATGTTGAACCGCAGCCCCGCGATGTTCACGTAGCTGCTACGGTCGGTGCCGTTGATGGTGATAGTAACGGCCATCTACCAGCCCAGCGCCTCTTCTGCGACAGCCGTGGCCGCAACACGCCCATCCAGGATCAGATTGCTCTTGACAACAACCGCGCCGCCGCTGATGCCTGCCGCCCCGCTGCCGCTAGAACTGCTGCCACCCATCGCCGGCAGCGCCGGCAGCGGCAGCGCCCTGACCGCATTGGCGATCGCCTGGATCTGCTCCGTGACCACCTGGCCCCAGCTTTTCCACTGGCCTTCGCTTTCCTTCAGCCGTGGCCCCAGCTCGTCCAGCGCTTTCGCGGCTTGCGTGGCGGTTTCAATCGTGGCCTGCGCCTGTTCCTCTGTGGCGCCAGTGACGTTCTCTTGCGCTGCTGCCTGCTTCGCCAGCGCCGCTTCGATCTCGGCAATCACGCGCGCTGCCTGCTCCGGGTTGTTCCGGCCCACGCCTTGCGTCAGCTTGACCCACAGGGCCTCGCCGGCATCATCGAGCTTCAGCAGCTCGTTGTGGAGCTGATCGAATCCGCCGAAACTCTTGGCGAAGTCCTCGACGGCATCCCGGCCTTTGTTGCGGTCGAACACGCTCCATAGTTCCTTAATGGCATTGATGGCCGTCGCCGCGGCCGTGACAACGCCCATGATGCCAGTCGACATGCCCAGGATGCCGTCCTTGCTGAAGCCAGCCTTAAAGCCGTCCTTCATGTGCTGGATCGACTTGTCCGCCGCGTCCGCCGCATTGATAAGACTGGCGAACCCGCTAGCGATGGTCCCGAACGACCCGCCCGAGACAGTCGCGAGGTTGGCGAGAGACTTTGACAGGTCGCTCAGCTCCAGCTTGAACGTCTTCAGCGTTGGCACCGTGGAGACAACCTTGGTGCCAATACGTTCAAACTCGTTGCCAAGGCCGGTGACAACAGGCATGTTGCCAGAGATGGCGAGGCCCATCCGCACCGCTTCGTCAGCGGTCAGCCTGAGAATGGTCTGGCCCCTGGTCCCAAGCGCGGCCAGCCGGTCATTGACCAGTACGTGCATCTTGAGGTTGATGTCCTCGATGACATCCGCGTTCTTCTTGCTCCACGCGAGGAAATCGCGAAGGGCTGCGATGCGCGCCTTTTCCGCTTCTGCGCTTGACTTGCGCGCCTCATCGCCGCGAGCGATCGCTTTCATGATCGCTTCCTCTTCGGCCTTCAAGTCCTCCAGCGACTGGATCGTGATGCCGAGCGTGGCATTGGCCTGGCCCCATGACTTGGCTACGTTCCCGCCCGCGCGAGCAATGGCATCCATGCTGTCTTGCAGCGCAGACTCTTTCGCCCGTCGCGCGAAGTCCGACGACACGTCGCCGCCACTGCCGCCTGACGGATTGGCCGCGCTCGAGCTGAGCGCCTTGACCGCTTCGGCTCCCGCTTTCTGCGCCACCACCAAAAATCCGGCGCTCTTGACGGTCAGCCAGTCGAAGAAGCCGGCCCAGGCGTCTTGCGCCTTTTCCAGTTCCTTCACGGTATCGTCAGCCATGACCGCCGCGCCCGCGCCGATCTCTCGGAAGCCTTCCTTGATGCCTGGCAGGAGATCAGCCGCGCCACGGCCAAACAGTTCCGTTTGGATGCGCGCCTGCTCCATCGGATCCGGAATAGCCTTGATGGCATCCGCGATCGATAAGAACGCATCCTCTGGCCGCATTTTGCGGATGTCTTCAAACTGCAGGCCGACATCGCGGAGCACTTGCGCGGTTCCTCCACCGCCAGCGGCCAGCGTCTTATTCATGAACCCAATCGCCGTGCCGACGTTTTCCAGCGTCGATCCGGTCTGCTCAGCCGCAAACCTGAACCGCTGCGTGGCCTCGATGGAGATGCCCAGCTTGTCGGACATGTCCTTGACGGCGCTTGCCGCGGTGAACACCCGCCCGACGAACCCGGTAATGGCTTGCACCGAGAACGCCACACCCAGCGCGCCAGCAATCGACTTGAACGACGCCAGAAGGTTCGCAGAGGACGTCTGCGCGTTGTCGATCGGCTGCTTAATCTTGTGGGCCGCATCGGCAATCGCTTGCATTCCTGGCGGAATGTCCTTGCCGAGCCGGGTTAACTTCTGGATGGCTTCGTCTGCCTGCGCGCCGAGCTTCCGCAGTTCCTTGTCAGTCAAGGACGCGATGCCGCCCTCGAGCCGCGCGACTGCCTCGGTCGCGAGCGTGGCCTGCTTGACAATCGTCTGACCGCTGAACTCCGCGATCATACGGTTGAGGCTGCTTGTCACCTTGGCCGCGCCCGTGTCCATATCCTTCAGGCCCGCTTCGGCCTTTTGGACAGCGGTATAGAAGGATGAGAAGTCGGCTTGGAACTTTGCAGTGATAGCCATTAGATTCGCTTTGCGATCACCTCGTCCAACAACACGGCATATTCATCTGGCGTGAGACTCCGCACCTCACCGAGCGTCCATCGCATGTGGCGACAGAGCTCTAGGTCTTGCTGTAGGTGCTCGCGCCAGTTCGGGCGTTTTTTCTTTCGGCCGCCGCCTTCTCGCTCGCCTCGTGGTGCGCCTCGCACGCTTCGCGAATCTCGGAGAACGTGTCCTGGTCCAGCATCAGGAGCGCGCTTTTCGAGAACGCCAGCGGCTGATCCTTCATGTCCACGAACGACCAGCCCACGACATACGCGAGCACCACCGTGATCCCGAACGTCGACAGGTCCACGCGCGGCTTCTCGCCGGCATAGTGCTCGCTGAAGTTCGCTGCCAGCATCTCGCGGTACTCGCCCGCGTTCAGCTCCGCCTTCAGATCCAGAAACTCCCCATCCCGCAACGTCACGCGCGTGACCTGCGGGGCCACAATCGGACATCTCGCCATTGGCGGAACCTACTCCTGCGGGCCGAGCACTGCCGTCAGCGTCGTGCCCGCGATCTGCAGCGATTGCACCGGCCAGCGCCACGGTTCGCGCTCTGGCCGCCGGCAGATAAACGTGAGCGGTGACTGCGACACCGCGCACGTATCGTGACACACGACATCTGCCGTGAGCTGGACGGTCTGCCCGCCGTCCGTGGTCGTCATCGTCCACGGTCCCAAGACCGCAGCCCCGCGGTACCCCCAGGCAATCTCCCCAGAGGGACCGCGAAGCGTCATCAACCCCATTCAGTCCTCACTAGATGGCAACACTGCCCCATGAACCGTTGGCCGCGAAGTTCATGCTGACCGTGACCGCGCCAGATACCGACACGTCCATCGACGCATCGAGCCACGCGGGGCCGTAGTGGTACGAGCCCGTCTTGTCCGACGACGGATACAGGTAGAGCTTGCACCCGTCAGACGAAGACGCCGCCGCGAAGGGCTTGGTTTCCAGGTCGTTCCAGAAGCCGGAGAGCGTGCCCTGCACGTCCGCCAGGCCCTGCACGTACGTCTTATTGGCGTCCCCGAAGGACGTGGTTTCGATCTTGTCGGTGGCCTTGTTGAGCGTCCACTGATTCAGGTTCAGGACGGACGTCGCCGCACCCGATCCCGTCGAGGACATGTAGACCACGCCTTTACGCGCTGCATACACTGCCATGCTTGACTCCTGCCGCTAGGCTGCGGCTACATGTAACAGCCGCGAGAGATCCGCCAGCACCGTTGCCGCGCGCTGCTCCCACGAACACTCGGCCACACAGGCCGGTAACTGCGCAGACACACGCGCCCGCCCCTCTGGATCGTTCAGCCAGAGCCGGATCAACGCCGCCGCCTCGGTCGGTGTCGAAAATGTCGGCACAAGATCGCCAAACACTTCCGAAACTTCCGCCCGGTATGCCGAAAGGTGAAACACGCCGCACGCCGCGAGTTCATAGGCGCGAGGACTCAAGGACTCGGCCCCGTAGACGTGCTGCCGCGTCTGTCCCCAGCCCATCTTGGTGCGGTAGAGATTCAGGCCGATCTTCGCGCGCCGATACAGAGACGCCGCCATCGCGTTGTCAATGTTCTCGGCCCTTACGCACTTCTTCAGCTTCTTGTTTAGCCCGAGGCCCTTCCACGAGCCATACAGCCCGAGGTCGATCCCGGTCCAGTCAATGCTGTTGAACCAGTCCACGCGCTCCGTAAACCCTGACCCGACAAACACGACATCGTGGCGTGGCAGATCGCCTGGCAGTTCTCGAGCCGCCACGAAATGCTTGCCAGGATGCCAGCCGTGTGGCAGGTACCCGCTCTGCGGATTCACTGCGCGAAACTTGGCGAGGGATGACCGCTCGTTCGTCCAGCAGCCGTCGACGGTGGCCGCCATGCCCAGCTCTTTGTCCTCGTCGTACGGTGTCTCGGTGAACAGCACAACCACCTTGACGCCGGCCCGCTTCAGCATGGCGATCGTGTCGGGATGCTGGAGCATCCCCGAAACAATCAGCACCACGTCCACCTGTAACCGCAGCGCCATCTCGAGCACACCGACGCCCGCGTGATACAAGATGTCGGCAATGTGCGGCTTGGGGAGATCCGGCTGCGTCTTCTTCTTCGTGCGCCACAGCCAATGGAGCGCCCCGCCAGATGCCTCGATGCGCGTGTCCAGCCGATACGGTTCCACCCACGCGTCATGCTGTCTTAGGCCATACAGCAGCCCTTCGTAGACATCGGCCGTCGACCACGACGCCCCAGGGTGAACCAGTAGAATGCGCAGCGGGCGGGTCATACGAACGCCTCGTGCGCACGCGGCTGCGACAGTGCGTGCAATGTCTCGTTGACTGGATGCAGCCGGCACATCACGCGGCACCCGTCATCGACGGTGTAGTGGCCGGGATGCCGCGCCCAGATGGCCCCGAACGATTCGGTTCGCAGATCCCCCAGACACGATCCGGCCACACCTCGGCGCTGCGGGCAGAGCCACACGCGCCCATCCGGTGTAATCGTGGTGTTCAGCCGTGGGCCTCGGCAGGCTGTGTACCCGTGGCCATGCCAGTCGGCATACTGCTGGAACCGCGCCGGATCAATCTCCACGTCCGACTCACGCGCCAGCGCCTCGAGCATCGGCCGCGCCGCTGGTATCCACGAACGATCCCCCGTAGCGCGTGACGGTGCGTCAGCCGAGAACTCAATGGCCGGCCGGAAGGTGGCATAGGTCGCGCCGAGGCCACGCGATAGCGCCAGCATGTCCTCGGCCTTCGTCCAATTCTTGCTGTGGAGCAGAAAGGACACGCCGATCGCCGCCGCTCCACCCGTCAGCCGCACGATGCCGCTGCACGCTGCCCCGAAACGATTGGCCAGCACGCTCTTCTCGCGGGCGTAGTCGTCAGCATTCGCTGCGTCGAGGGACACGACCACCCACGCCGCCGCTTCCCGAAGTACCTTCGCTTCCAGTTCGGCTAGATGGCCGCCGAGCGTATACATGCCCTGCTCGAGCCCAACCATGCGAGCCAACTGCACCGCCGTCCGCCACTCCGGATGCAGCGTGGGCTCACCGCCACCACTCCACACGATGCCGCGGACACCGGACTCCGCCATCTCGGCCAGCGTGCGCTTGACCAGTTCCATGTCAGCCAGGTCGCCCGTGCCGTCAAACGCCATCGGTAGCGCGCGAGACTTCTGCACCCACGGCCCGCGCGTATGCGTATGCGCGAAGTGGCACGACTGGCACCCAAGGCTGCAACGGTTGGACAAATCCCACTCGACCGTCACAGGCGCAGGCGTCTCGCCGCGATCCCAGCCAGCCAGCCGGTCTATGTGGCGCAACGTCTTGGCGCGTGGATCGATAAACGTCACGCCGCACCGCCGCCAGGAATGTCTGCCCCGCAGTCCATTGCCGTGGGCAGTTCGTCTGCGACCCCGCGCGAGACATCCCCCACCGAGAACAGCAGCGGACACCAGACCGCCGGGATCCCGCCTTTGTGCAGCGCCTCGAGGAAATCGAAATCCCCCTCGTACCGACCCTTCGCGCTGTACGCCCAGGCGTATTGCTGCCAGATGTCCCGCCGCACAATCGCGCAGTTCAGGTCAATCTCGCACTCGACCGGAGGCCACACGCGGCCAATGGGATAGGTGGCAGCGCCTTTCCTGGTCGCGACCAGAATCAGCGGCGGCATCCCCTGCTCGGCCGCGAACGCCTTGACCCGCGCCACCACATCAGAGCTGGCTAACAAGTCGTCATCGCAGAGGAACGTCACATAGTCCCCGTGCAGCGCTGGCGCATACGCCGGAACGGCCGCATACATGCCCGGCACACCGACCCCAACGTGGTCCACCGCCACGAACTGCTCGATCTCCGCCACCGCCGTCTGCCGCTGGACAGATGCCAGACACCGCGCCAGCCGCTGCGGCCGTCGAAACGTCGGTGTGTAGATGGACAGGAACGGCATCACTGCACCTGAAACCCAGCACGCCGCACGAGGTTCTTCAGGGCCTCGATCATGATTTTTCGGCGCCGCACCACGATCGGGATCATCCGCTGTGACTCGTCAGCCGCCGGCATCGTGCCGCGGTTGGCGCCGTTCGCCGTTCGCCGCGCCCGCGTCCCGCGCTCGAAGATGTGGCTATGCGGTGCCCGACTCCGCACGCGCATGGACACGCCGAACCGCCCCGCGTGCTCCTGCTCCACCTTCACGCCTCGACGCAACCGCCCGGTCGGCCCCTGCGGATAGCCCTGCTCCGTGCGCCGGCCCGCTTCCTGCGCGTTGGACTCGACAATCGCGCCACCTTCGCCGGTCAATTCCTCTGGCAATGCCCGCAACGCCGCGCGAAACTCCGCCAGCCCCAGATCGAGCTTGGTGCTCACGCGGTCGTTTCCTCGCAATACAGCGTCATCTCGCGGTTGGCCTCGTCCACGTTCTGGACACCCTTGACAAACAACTCGCGCGTGCCGTAGGTGATCCGCGTGTCCACCGTGATCCCGCTGTGATACCGACCAGTCACCCGGAACGCCGTCGACCGCGTGTCATCCGTCAAGCCAGGCTCCAGCGGAGACATCGAGCACCACCAGCCTTCAGGACTCAGCGGCTCAAAATATCCATCGGTGTCGCCGGACGTTTCTGGAGAACGGGAAAGCGTCACGTATTTCGTATGGCGTCCCGGTCGCATCAGCAGAATCTCGGAGGCGTCCAGGTGATCCGATCCGACCAGCAGCGCTCCGCCGCGATCCGCGCCGCATTCGCGCCCGCTTCCATCCCGTCCCGGTCCAGATCGAGATAGGTGACGTACATCAACAGGCCCTGCTTGATCAGTTGGGGAATATCCGCAACGTCATCCCAGCCCGCAACATAGGTAATCGTCACGCGCCCATGTAGCCGCGAGGACTGCACAGACGGCCAGGTCTGATTCGGCTTCAACACCACACGCCCCGGCCGGCTCGCGGTGTCCACGTCATAGACCGTGGTCGCCAGCGTCTGCTGCGTGCCGTCCGTGTCGTAGTACTGGATCACCACCGCCGTCGACGGGTCAGCCTGGCTATCGTTCTGCAGCGGAGACGCCATCGGCAGCGGGATCACATTGGCGAAGTCCTCGAGGACGAGCCGCCACGTCGACGTGAACAGCGCCCGCCCCATGTAGTCCTCGCACGCCTGCCGAGCCGCGACGATATAGCCGTCAATCAGCCCATCGCTGGCGTCATCCGTGATCCGGGCCTGCGCCTTCGCGTCCGCGATGTCGATCGGCTCCTGCGCCGGATCAACCGTCCGCGTCCAGTTGCAGGCGATGTCAGGCCACACGACGGCGCCTCCGGGTCTTTGACCGCGTTGGCTCTGGTCTTTCAGCAGGAGCCTCCACGGCGCGCTCTTCGGAATCTTCTGGAATCGCGACCGCGCGGATCCCATCGACAAACGACAGAAAAAGTTCTGACGGAGCAGCCACACGTATGGTCTGCCCCGCCAGAAAGGGAAACTCCGGATTCCCAGACGGAACCGTCTGGAGAAATCGGATGGTCAACTAAGCCGTGCCTTCTGCCGGGGACGCAAATTCCTCGGCCGCGTTGACGCCGGTGCCGTGCGTCACGGGACGCCGCCGCGCGCCCGTCTGAACGTAGACGGCCGATCCCACCGTGGCCGCCTGTGTCGCGCGATCCACGTAGAGCCGGATATACCGCTTGGCCGGACGATGACAGCTCAGGAGAAATACCTCGTTGTCGTCGCCGTCGCCCACCGTCTGACTCGTGCCTGTCAGATCCGTCCAGTCGTCAGGACTGCCGGCCGAATCGGCCGAACCCTGCAGCTTGACGGTCGTCACGGCGCCGGCCGTGATCGGACCCATTGCCACGATGCAGGTCATGTCGCTGTAGCCCGCCGTGTCCAGCGATACGCCCTCGATGTCTGTCGTGCCCGTTGCGCCATTCGCCGTCGATATCGCGATGGTGACGGCCCCCACTTCGCTCAGATGTGCCACTGCTGTTCTCCTGTATGTTGAATGGATGAAACAGGGGGACACGGTGCCCCCCTGCGTCAGTCAGTGGTTTACGTGTGGTCGGCCCACTTGACGGGATCGGTACCCGCGTCAAGCAGGTCGCCGTCGTGCCGAGAGAACGCCAGGAACGCAACCTGGTGGTATTCCGCGAACCGCTCGTCCAGCCGCTGAATCACGACGTCGCGCACGTCGCGAATCATGTACTTCGAGAGATCCCCGAAGATGATCGACTTGGCGCCTGACGCCGGAACCGCCACCGCCTGGTTGATCGAGTAGGGGAAGCCCAGGATGGTGTCCGGCGAGCCGAGCTGCATCGACGGCTGCCAGAGCGGCGTGCCCGTAACGTCGCCCGAGTACTGCAACACCTTGATCTTCTTGATGTTCTTGAGGCAGGTGTCCGACAGCATGAAGCGCGCCCGGCCGTTCTCGCGATACGCCGGATCCACCGAATGCACAAGATCCAGGATCTCGTCATAGGTGAACAGGGTTGCCGACGCCGCCGTGACCGTCGAGTCACCCGCCGCCGCAACCACGCCGCGGGGCGTGCCCGATCCGGTGCCCGTGGTGAAGTGCGAGTTGGTGATACGCGCGATGCGCTCGCCCATGAGCCGGCCCAGCAGCTCGCCCACGTTGAACGCGGAATCCTGCAGGAGCTGCTGGCTCACCAGGATGTACTTCGAGCTGTAGAGGAACGACTGGAGGACGGTCTGCGCGAACGTCACGCCGCCCTCGTTGGCGACGTTGTTCTCGGTGATGATCTCGCCCGTGGTGCCCGTGTCATTCACGGTCGGAATCGGGAGATCCGCGCCCGTCTCCGTGCGGATGACGGTCGCAACCGACCGCATTCCACCGAAGGCCAGCATGGACACCTCGAGCGCCCGCATGGCTTCGTTCGGAACGAGGTACTGACCGACCGCGCCGGACGTGGTGCCCTGCGCCGTGCGGCGCTCCCACTCCTGCACGTCGTCCTTCGCCAGCGACCGCATGGCGAACTTCGGCAGACGGAAGTTGATCTCTTTCGCGTTCAGGTCGTAGCCGGCGCGCTGCGCGGACTGCACCATCTGCTCGCTGCGCTTGCTGGCGGGAAGCGCCCAGCCGGCCAGGGCGTAGTTGAGGTCTTCCTCGCTGACCTTGCGGCCCGTGTCGGTCACGCGACCGCGGGTCACGACAGGCTCAGGCTCGGTGCGGCGGCCGGTCGTCTCGGCGTAGCTTTCCTGCTTGGACAGCTTCGACAGGAAGCTGTTGACCTTCTCGAGTTCGGTGTCGTTGTCGTCGAAGCGCTTGTTTTCGTCGCCCTGGAGGTCGTAGCGGCCCTCGTCCTTGGCCTTCGCCAGAATGGCGTCGTTGGCCTGGATAAGCTCGCTTTTCTTCTGAAGGAGTTCTTCTTTGGTCATCGTCCGTGTCCTCGTCGTGCGAGGAACGGCAGATGACACATGGCATCGGGTGCGCGTTTACCCACGCACGAACACAAGTAAAAGGTGTTCGCGTTGTGGATAGCGCCCCCGAACGCCGCCGGGGAGGGTCTATCGTTTAACGTCCGCTGTCAGCCGTGAACGCCGCCACGGCCGACCAGTGGACTCGCTGTGTTAGTTAAAGTAAATGCTAGCCCAAATCGCTTTGCTGTGTCAAGTGCTTTACGATGCGCGCTTCCTGACCCGCTGAACCTTCTCGAGCCAGGCGATCCGGTTGCCCTGCCGCTGCTCCCGAAACGACCGCAGGGACCGCTGCGCGACCTGTACATCTGTCGCCTGATACGCCGGAAACGACACGATCGAAACTTCGCTGATCTTCATGTCGTGGACCGTCCTGACCGGCACCTTACCGTCGTGGTCCCAGGAATCCTCGAGCGCGCGGAACCCAAACGACATGCCAGAGATATCACCGCGCGCCACGGCCCGCATCACGTCACGCGCGTAGCTGATCTCGTCATCGGGCTCGATCTCAATCGCCAGCCCCTTGCTGTCTTTCCTGAGCCGCAGTGTCCCTGCCCGTGTTCTGCCGATGACCTTGGCGGAGTCGTGATCCACGAGCGCGCGCACGTCGGCTGCTTCGTTCAGCGTCCGATCCACGGCCTCGGGCGCGATAATCTCGCGGAATCCGCCAAGGTCGGTGCTTAAAGAATGAAACCTGATCGCGTAGCCGCGTATTTTGCGGCCATTGTCAGACGCCTCTGCCCGACACTCTGCCCACGATCTACGTTCCAATTCCATCGATGATTCACGCACAAGCCACCACCTTCCGCTGTTCGACAGATGCTAGGTAGGCTACAGCACGCGCCACAGTCGTAGCTGTATCACCCAATTTGCCTATAGCCCCGTTGCAACCAAAGCACAGTAGTCCTCGCACGGTGCCTGTCTCGTGGCAATGGTCAACCACGAGCTTCTTGCGCCTTGCGCAAATCAGGCACTTACCTTCTTGCGCGTCGACCATTCGCCTGTAATCATCAAGGCCGATACCGTAGACGCATCTGAGCTGTGCGTCCTTCCTGGCTTCTGGATTCCTGCGATTCCACTGGATCGCTATGGCCTTTCGCCGTTCTGGATTGTTGCGTCTCCACTCAGCCGCCTTCGCGTGGACGTGTTCTTTATTCTTCTCGTAGTACAGCCGTTTGGCTTCGCTCACCTTGTCAGGATTGCTCTGGCGGTAACGCCTTGCGTTCTCTGCTTTTCTCCGTCGGTAGCCCTCCGGGTCGGCGTCCCTATACCTGCGCCATTTGTCCTTGTTTTCGGCGTGGTATGCCTTGGCGTCCACTGAAAGCCGCTCACGGTTCTTGTTTCGCCATTCTTTTTGATAAGCCAACATGGCGGTACGCTGTTCAGGCGTTCGCGGGTTCTTCGCACGCCACCGAGCGGCGGCGGCATTGTTCCGCTCACGCTTGTCTATTTCTGTCTCAGCCATGCGCCATCCCTTCACGCATCAGCGCATCCGCCATCGCGTCCCCGCGCTCCTGCTCCCAGCGCCGCAGCGTCCGCTCCAGGTCTGCCGCCATCTGGTCGCCATCTTCGGCCTCGGCCACCAGCCGCAGCGCCGTCGTGGACGTCTCGACATGCTCAGCCACCAGCCGCTCCAGCAGTGCCCCAGGCGCCCCGCCTGTCAAGGCTGTCCACGGCCCCACCAGCGGCCGGAATGCCTGCCGGCAGGTTTCCGCATGGAGCGGATAGAACTGCTCCACCCAGGCTCGCAGCTTCTCTGGTGTGGCCTGGTGCTTCCTGGCTCGGTCCATCTCGCGCTGCATCACGCGGTCTGAGGCATCGACAAACAAGCTCCGCATGGCCGCGAGCAGAGACGCCTTCTGCGCCCGCTGCTTGTCCACTTCGGTGGCAATGTCCGCCCGCGCCCGCGCCAAGTCTGTCTTGAGTGTTTCAGACTCAGCCAGCGCCGCCACGCTCTCGGCCAGATACTTGTCAGCCAGGGCCGTCGCGCCCTTGTTCATGGCGTCGAGTTCGGCATACTGCGCCCTGACTGCTTCCAAGTCGGCCGCGAGCGTCACCGCTTCCCGGTTGGCGTCATCCCGTAACCGCACAGCTTCTGCCGCCAGATCCTTCGTCTCGTCACGCTCACACAACGCCGCAACCCGCGCCAGATCAATAGCGTCCGCTGACGCCCGCAGGTCCAGCGCTGCCTGCTCTGCGCGGACTGCACGCACCGTCACATCCTCGAGCGCCCACGCCGTCGCATCTAGGTCGTTCACGGCCGCGTCACGCTGCTCACACGCAACGCGCCGAGATTCTTCCCGATGGTTAATGACTTGCTCAGCAGCCACGAGCGTACGCGCCGTTAGCTCCAACTCTCCCACCGTGCGCGCCGTCTCAGCCTGCGCCAGCGCCACCGCCTCGGCAGTCGTAGCCCGCACAGACGCCAGATCCGCCAGCGCCATGTCGGCTTTGTCCTCGGCCAACTGCGTCATCTTGCGCGCGAGCTCTACCTGCTCCCGCAGCGCCTTGACTTCTTCCTCGGCATCCGCCTCTGGCTTCGGTGCCACAGGAGCCGGCGGTGGACGCCGCGCGGCCTCGGCATCCGCGCCCATCTTGTCGATCTGCGCCTGCCAGTAATCCCGCGCCAGCTCCAGCGGGATCAGGTTGGTCATCACAAACGCCTGCTCGCCACCGCTGATCGGGTTCTCGTTCTCCAGCCCGCGAATATCGTTCGGCGTGAGTGACCCGACGTTGAACCGCGTCTGGTAGAACGTCCCGCGCGAGGCCGCATCCGCCTGCAGCCGGCCCTTGCGGTTGTGCTCGATCTTCTGGATGTTCTGCTCCAGCGGCATCACGAGCTTATTCTGCAGCTCCTGCTCCCACGTCACCCACCAGGGGTTCAGCGTGTCCGTGTCGTACTCAATGGACAGGTGCTCGATGCTGTTGTAGGACGTGCGCAGCAGGTGATGCAGCTTGTGCGGGTTCACGTTGAACCAGCGGCACACTTCCTCGATCTGAAACTGCCGCGTCTCGAGGAACTGCGCCGCATTCGGCGGCACACCCAGCGCCTGGAAGTCTGCGCCCTCGTAAATCGCCAGGAGCTTGTGCGCCTTGTCGACGCCTTGATGGCCCCGCGCCAATGCCTCCGCGTTGTCCTTGCGCGTCTGCGGAGACGGTGCGACACCAGCCGGATACTTGATGATCCCGCCGAAGGTCGAGCCGTTGCCGAAGAAGGTTGACCCGAACTGCTCCGCCGCCATGCCGAGGCCAATCGACTCCCGCGCGCCGCCGATCGTCGGATACCCACTGATCCCGTTGTGGCTCAGCCCGCGGATATGCAACATGTCCGCAGACTCAATCACCACTTCCCCGCCGCTCGCGTTGTGGCAGCGATACCGCAGCCGGCCGCCCTCGGTAAACGGCTGTACCGCCGCAGGATTCAGCGGCCAGAGTTCCTTCGGACGCAGCCCCCCGTCCCGCACGATCTCCGCGTAGCCGTTGCCCCAGACCATCGCGTGCGCCTGCAGCGTCCGCCGAAAGATCATCGAGCCCATTTGCGGGTTCGGCTGATCGTGAATCAGACGATAGGTGGAGTGCGTGCGGAACTCTTCCTTGCCCCTGCCCTCACCGAGCGTTTTGTACAACGCCAGAGGAACAGAGGACACGCTGGCAGACACGATATTGACCGCCGCCCAGACCGCCGCGTAGTTCATCGCGGTCGTTTCATTCACCGCCACGCCAGACCGCACCGGGCCGCCGCTGAACAGCCGCGCCAGCGCTGGATCCTTCGCGTTATACGGTCCCAAGGTGATCGCACGCACTGACGCCAGCGCCCGCTGCCAGCGCGACGACTTGGGAGGACCAATCCGATACAGTTCACGCTCAGACATTAGACCCACTCCGCCAGTAGGGACGCCTCGCGCTCCACCGGCATCCGTAGCGCCAGCGCCATCGCAATCGTCGGCGCAATCATGGGATCGATGCGGCCTCGACTCTTGCCCTTGACAAACATCAGATTGTCCTTCCCGTCTCGCTGGCCCACCGTATTCGAGACAGCCCACGCCGTCACAGGACACCCGCGCGCATCCACGTTCCCGCCCAGGATCTCAGCCTGCATATGCAGGCAGGCACTCGACATGCCTGCAAACGTCTGCGGCACGTCCAGCACTTGCTCCTTGCTGAATCCGTCCTCTTCGATCAGTTCATCAATCAGCTTGTCCGCGTGCCACGGGTCGAACCCGATCCGCTCGATGTCAAACACCGTCCGGTACTTCGCGATCGTTTCCCGAATCACCCGATGATTGATGCTCGTGCCTGGTGTCGTGGTCAGCCAGCCTTGCGCTTCCCATGCGCCATACGGCGCCCGGTCACGATGCGCGCGATCCTTCAGCGTCTCGTCAGGTGTCCAGACGTGCTGCAGCAGCTTCCACCCTCGGCCCGGTGCCGGCGGAAACACAAACGACAGCGCGCACAGGTCGATCTTTGACGCCAGATCAATCCCGACGAAACACGGCTCATGCTCCAGCGCATGGACGAACGCCTCAAGCGTCAGGTTGGATTGCCCCTTCCGCCAGCCGTCAACCGACAAGCACGGCGCCGTCGCGTTGACCCACAGGTTGAGATGCTTCTGCTTATACGTCGCCGCCGCAGACGGAATCCCCTGTGCCTTGACCACCTTGGACGCCAGATCCTCGGGATTAACCGACACCCCATAATTGGGATTGGCCTTCCGCGCCGTCTCCATTGACTGCCAGTCGTCGTCAGGATCCGCGTGCGCGATAAACGCGAAGTACGTTTCGTCAACCAGGATCCCGTCGAGCACCTTGCAGGCGTAGTCGTGTTCGTCGCCCCCGACAGACACCGGGTTATCACCCGCCGTGGTGATCTTCAGAAAGTGCGGCTGCTGCCGCGCGCCCGTCGCCGTCTCCATGACATCGATCAGCCCGCGTTCCTTGTAGGCGTGGAGTTCGTCACCGCAAATCGCAGACGGGTTGAGGCCATCGGTCGAGTCGTGATCCGCCCCTAGCGGCTCGAGCTTGGATGACGTGTCATGCCGGTGCAGGTTCGCCACGCGCACCGCGATCCGTTCCTTGAGCCCGCTTTTCTCCACCAGCTTCTTCGCGTCGTTGAATACCAGCTTGGCCTGGTCGCGCTTCGTGGCAATCGTGTAACCCTCCGCGCCGGCCTCGCCATCGAAGAACGTCAGATACAGCATCACGGTCGCGGCTTCCAGCGACTTGCCGTTCTTGCGCGGCAGCTCGTGGTACGAATGCCGGAACCGCCGCAGCCCTGTCTCCGCATGGACCCAGCCGAAGATCGAGCCCAAGCGAAACTTCTGATACGGCTGCAATCGAATCGGCTGACCGGCCCACTCGCCTTTGTAGTGCTTCAGCTTCTCAGCAAACCGGAAGAACCGCTCCGCGCGTGCGAGGTCAAACACCCACGGGAAACCGGCAGACCCTTGCCGCGCACGGTCTTTCACATGCCGCGCACACGACAGCCGGTGATACTTGCCGGCTGGCACGGTGCCCGCGATCACGTCGCGCGCGTACTGGTCCACTGCGTTCATCTATTGAACCGTCTCCGCCCCGTCAAACTCCGTCCACTCGTCCTTCTTCTCTGGCTCCACCGACGCCATCGGCTTCCCAATCGGAGACAGCGAGAACCGCAGCAGCTCCGCGTCAATCCGCTGGATCACGCCGCGATGATTCGCCTTCCCGCGTTCCTCTGGCTCGCTCGCCAGCGCGCGCTCCAGCACGATGTTTCGGCACATGAGCTGAAACGAATACGCCGTGGCGCGCGTCAACGTCCTGGCCTGGAACGCATGGGGCGCCAGATCCAACCACACCGCGCGCTCGTCATGAGTCAAGCAATCAGGTGCATCGAACTCGTCCACATTGGGCAGCGTTGCCGGCTTCTGTCCACGCTTCGCGGTGCCTTCTAACACCTTGTCCGCGCGTGACTTCGGCTTGCTCCCTGTTCCGACACGCTGTCCGCCGCTACCAATTCCGCCCACTGTTACCCCTTATCCAAAACTTTGAAGTCACATCCACGCGAGCGGAGG